GAGAACGGAATAACAGTCAATATTGTAAGTTTCTCTCACACCATCAAGCTTTCTTTCTGGGAAGGCGGTCAGGCCAGTAAATAGCGCTACTTTTGCTCCCGACCCTCCCTGTTTGGCTTGTAGGTAAATGCGGACCCAACACTCATTGTCTGTTATCTTTTCTGTCATTGTGACGGAGGCAGATTCCCTTAAATCTGACGTGCTGTCCCGGTCAATACTGCCCTCAGTAAATTCAAATTCTTGACGGTCTGTCCACGTCTTAGGGTCAACTGTTGTTAAAATATATCTTGCTGAAAATCCTTTGCTCCAATCCATCACGCCACCTCATTAGGATGCTCTGCGTTCCACTGTTCTTCCGTCACAGCATCCAGTTCTTCCGAATCCACTTTTTTTATCGTTAATGAGAAATCTGTCCTCATTTTATTATCGTGGTCTTTTTTCTCCGACACCTGTATATCGCAGGAAAACGATGAACCATCTGGTGTCCTAACGTGGCATATTCCGGGATACGTTGCGAGCCGCCTCATTTGCTCAATCATCGTTGGTTCTGTTAGTGAGATACTTACTGCATCAATTTTTAAATCACGAGTGACTGCTGGGTTCCAATCGCCTTGCACAGAGCCCCCAAGGTATACCGTCCTCTCAAAATCTTTATCCCACGAATTATCACAGTCAATGTTATACTGGATTTCGATAGATTCACCGTCAAAATCAATGATTGCCTTTTTATATTCGATGGAAAAATCGCTATATAACCATGCAAACGAACTATCTGACGTTATATAGTCACCGTTGGCGGTTTTATTTACAACCAGTATGCCGCCGTACTCATTTAACGCCGGGTACGGGTCAACATATTTCTGGCCATAAACCCCATTTTCCAGAATCAATTCCGCTCTGTCTACACTCATCCGGTATAGGTCAAATGTATCCCCATCAGCATATGTAGTTGGTTTAGCAACGACAATACTCGCTGTTTTGTTGTCTGCAATCGTATTTACAGTGGCCGTTGGTACTTCCGGCTGATGTTTCCACCGTACAACAAACGGTATCTTTTTTTCTGCCACATGGTCATAAATATCTGTAAATGCAATCTGTATGCTGTACCTTGCACCGTCATCCATCTGCCCGATCAGGTCGCTTAAGCCAATAGCGTAGCTGTCTGTTTCGTTGCCAGTAAAACTAGCAATAATTTCATTGGCAAAATGTTGTTCCTTTAATCCGTCCGGGCGCAGAATATAATAATCCTCGTCCCTGACAATCGTTACTTTTGCTGTGCCAGCAGAATCCCCGAAGGAAGGGACTATTGTTAATGGTAGCTGCTCTAAATAATTTGTTGTACCTTCCGATGATTCTGGTACTGTCTGGTCGCTCGTTTCCGTGGTAACATCGCCAGAATTATATGCAGTTGATTCCGAAACAAGATTTGTTGTCACGCTGTTTATCGCAGGTTTTGCAACAATTTCAACAGCCACAGAATCTGACCATGCCCCTTCCTTGCCTCCCTGTGCTGTAACCATTGCTTTTAAATAATGGATTTCTCCTACATTCCATAGATTGCTCAAAAGGCCACTTGCAGTATAGATTTTATTAATGTTTTCAATAGTTTCCGATAATGTCTCCATGCCGGAAGACATCATTAAAACAACGACGTTTCCATCTTTGCCTTTAACTGGCTCATCGTTAACCGCTTCCGCTATTTTTATGCTCGCTTTGCTGTTTCCGGTATAGCCGACACTACAAATAACTGTGTCGTCCATACTAAGATAGTTTTCTGTTGTTGCTAATGTAGGTGTTGTTGGTGTCTCGCTCAGTGATACGGAAACCGTATCAGACCAAGGAGATAGCACTTCTTCGTCCCCGGACGTATCTCGCAATCTTACGCGGAAATAATATGTTTTTGCCGATTCCAGGGACCCGATGTGCCACGTTGTTTCCCTGTCCTCCACGTCATAAGTAGTTGGGGCTTCCGTACTAATCCATGCGTCCTCGTGGTCTGCCCACGCAACGGTAGCCGCATCCGCATTTTTCCACGACCAATCCCATGTTAGTTCCACGGTATCAGATGCCACCGCCATTGCAGTTATATTTTTCGGTGGGACTGCAATCTTTCTTGTTTCCGAATAAATCCACCCAGACTGCATGAGAGGGCTAAGTTTGTAGGTAGTGCCAGTCGCTCCATTTTGAGGTGTGGAAGCTCCGGTAAAATTCTTGAGGGCAATCTGGTATTCAGCGCCGCCGGAAACGTCCGGACACGTAACTGTGATTGTACCCTCTTTGTCGGTGACCGCAATAATGCCTTTTTCCTCGTTGTCTATTTTCATCCAGATTGCTGTTTTGGCGTCAGGAACCTCCGTGTTGCGTTCAACGCTATTGATAGTAAGTGTTGTTCCTGTTGCCGATACCGTATCAAATGACGGGGATTTTAAAGCCCCTCGCGCCGCTACTCGTGGCTCAGAGTATGCATATTTTTTATCGTGCGTACTTTGCACTCTTGTCCACATAATCTGGTCTTCCGCTATGCCGTCGTCCGTGTTAAAATCTGCTGACACCGTATAATCATGGTACGCAACAGTTACTCCTGTGCTCCATGATGTGCCAGTATACCTCTCTCCGCTTTCCGGCGTGTCTATGGCATATTGTAACTCCATAGAATCCACAGGGCGGTCCCGCGGCGATGCCTGCACCCAGTTTGCCCATACATAGCGGCTAGAGGAGCCTATCTCTTTGCTCCCTGTACTCTGTATATTTGGACGCTCTGGGATGCTGTAATAATGGTATGCATAGCTCCAACCGGAATCTCCGGCACACCCTCTCGATTTTGCCCTTACAATACGGCAAAATGTCTTGTTTTGTGTCGGGGAACCATCCTCTGTTATCGCCCATGTGCCAGACGCTCCCGTATAGGATGCATTGGTAAAGCGAGCGTTTGCAATGGCGCCCTTATAGTTTGTCATTAATGCGGTCTGTACCTGCGTCCTTGCAAAATGCCTTGCATCATTTGCCTCGTATGAGGTATTCCAAGTAAATGTACCTTTATTTGCGCCAGTATCATCAAGAGAATAAGAAACGGAAGGGGCATTTGGTGCATAAATGGTAAATGTCTTTGTGGAATGTGCGGCTGTATAGGTATGCTTTTTATCACTTTTTGTTTTGCCCTTTACCTTAAATTCTATCGCGTTTAATAATTTTGATGAGACAGGATAATAATTTTTTGCATTAAGTGCTACCGTTTTTTTAGTTGCTGATTTTCCTACATTTATTTTCTTCCACTTTGTCCAATCCCATTTAGAAGCACCGGCGTTTTTTGTATGTAGACGATACCATAGCCACTGTCCATCCTCATATTTTTTCGCCGATATTTTCCAAGATATTGTAAATTTCAAACCGTCTCTCGATATAGACAGACCGCTAGGAGCAGCAGACTTTTTCTTTTTCTTTGCCATTATGCCATTTTCACCTGCCTTCTAAGCTCACTTGCCATTCTTCTTCCCCATTCTTCCGGGTTATCTGCACCGTTTACAGTTACATTAATAGTTACATCGTTTTTCGTTCCCTGTGTTGCCTCTTTGATATCGTTCATCAGTCTGCTACGACCGTACAGCATCTCGTCTCCTGCTTCTCCTGCTCCAAACAAGGTGGCATCAGAAAATACATATGGGCTTTCCATGGCTTTTTTATACCAGCTAATGTGGAATGATGGCAGGGAACCCTTTCCCCCAATACCGAACGGAGCTTTTCCGCCGGAAACACTCAGGTGCGGTAGGTTTAGGTGTGGAAGAGACCAGCTAAACTTTAAGGCGCTCTTAAACCGTCCAGGGAAGCTTTTTACAAGGGATACTGCCTTAGTAAAGATACTTTTAACAGCCGATGGTATCTTAGTAAATGCTCCTTTTACAGCCGATAAAATACCATTTCCCTTAAATGCTCCCTTGAATCCGTTTACAGCATTTTTAGCGGCACCCTTTAAAAGAGAAGGGAGATTTTTGACCCCTTTTATTATGCCGGTAACAATGTTTTTACCAAGCGAAAACCAGTTAAACGCTGTAAATACGCTTACGATTGCTGTGATAATCTTCGGTAAATTAGCAATTAATAACGGAATCGCACGAACTAAGCCAATCGCTAAATTTGTTATGATTGTTACTCCTGTTGCAAGGATTTTTGGCGCATTATCGTTAATAATGCCAGCCAAATTCGTTATGATTGTAGGTACATATGCAATCAATACAGGAATAGAATTAATCAGCCCTTGAGCAATATTCTGGATAAGTGTCAGGCCTGCATTTATCAATTTGCCTGCGTTGCTCCTCAATGACTCTGTAAATTGTGTCAGCATCGGCAACGCCTGCCCCAAAAAGGTCGGGATGCCCTGAGTCATGCCGTTAGCGATAGTCGTCAGCAAATTAACTCCGACCGATGTAAATACATTTAGCCCTGTGGAAATCGTAGAGGCAAGATTATTTAACAGTTGGCTGACAGCAGTTGTAATACTGCCAGAATTTTGAGTAACGCTTGAAATTAAACCGTTTATGAGGTCGCCGCCGATTTTTGTCAGCCCCGGCAACTGGCCGCTAAAATTAATCGCATCTTGCGCCAGTTTGGAAAGGGCGCCGCTTATGCCGCCAGATTCCATCGCCTCAGCTAATCCACTAACCTCGCTTGTTATACCTTTGATGGCACCACGGATAGTACCCGAAAAGGTATTATAAAAAGCAAGTTGCAGGCCTTCTGTGGCGCTAGATAGCAAGGTTATGTCGCCCTGCAAATTATCTAACTGCGTAGCCGCCTGTTGTGCTGCGGAGCCGGAAGAATCCTGTATTCCTTTCCAAAATTTTTGCACAGTCGCATCACTCGATGCGGTCATTTTATTAAACGCCTGTAAGCCTTGCGTTGTAAAAATCGTTGCAAGAGCATTGTTTTTTTGTTCCGCTGTCATACCCTGCAAAGAGCCATTAAGCTCGTCTACGAGGTCGTTAAAATCTTTTGCCTCGCCGTTTGACTTATAGGCGGATACCCCTAACTGATCTAAAGCTTTTGATGCATCATCAGTCGGAGTATATAAGTCCGCCATTGCCCTATTTAATGCCGTAGATGCCTCGGAGCCTGTCACGTTCTGCTCTGCCAAGCGAAGTAAGGAAAGCGTGACACTGTCCGCCGCTTGACCGTAGTTTTTCGCTGTGGCAGCAGAACCGGAAAAAGCCTCTCCAAGGCCTCTTACGTCCGTATTAGCAAGAGTAGCACCCTTTGCCATCAAATCGGCATAGTAAGATGCGTTACTCATCGAGTCACCAAAGCCTTTTACAGCTCCGGCAGTATATGATGCCGATTCTTCCAGACTCATAGCACCGGCAGAGGCAAGGTTAAGTACCGTTCCGATACCGCTAATCTGCTCATCCGCCGACAAGCCAGCCTGAGCAAGGATATTCATTCCTTCCGCCGCTTCCGTTGCGGTGTACTTTGTTGTGCGCCCCATTTCCTCAGCCTTGGCTTTGACGTTCCCTATTTTGTCTACGGTTGTTCCCATGGTAGCTGCTACCTGAGACATTGCAGTATCAAAATTCATTCCGGCATCTATTGATGTTTTTGTAAATGCAACGGCGGCGGCAGAGCCAGCCACCATGGCTGTTTTAGCCACTTTCCCGACCGCTTTAAATGCCCCGCCGATTTTTGATGTGGACGAGCTGGCGTTACCTTCTGCGTCTTTCAGTCCCTGCTTATATGCGGTGTCTTTGATTGCCAGAGTGACAAACAATTCCATCACATTCAATCACTCATCACCACCAATCCGGCTTTTTTAATGACGTCCGCGGCTATTTCTTCGCCAGTCTTTGTTACTGTTTGCTTTTTATCGCTATTAATTAAATCAAAAAATGATACATAGAGATATTTCCCACCGAACGCCTGCGAAATGCTTTCGGTTACATATTTCAGCCCATCGGCCATGTATCGTTTGTAAATTAATTCCTCTGTGTCGTCTAAAATCTTAGCCTTGACGTACAGCAAGAATCCCTTTACGCTTCTTCCTCTGTATTCTCCTGCGCATCGCCAGAGGGTTCTTCTGCTGCGCTTGTTGGCGCTGAGAAAAAAAGCTGACGTACCTCCGGCTCATTGATGAGGTCAACCATGCCTTTGATAACGTCCATTAATTTATGCTTTTTCTTGTATTCCTCAACACTCTGCAATTCAAACGCTGCTAAGATTCCAATTACATCATCTTTGTGTGTTTTTAACAGCCTAGGAGCTGTTTTAGCACCCCTAGCAAAGACTTTGATATATTTCTCCCCTTCCTGCGGTACAAGCTTCTGGCACAGGCTGAGCGCATCATCATCGTCTGCAATGTTACCGATATGTTCGAGGGAGTTCGCAATGGCTTCTAAACCCTGTTCTGCTGTTAATTCTGATAATTTCATGCTTTACCTCCTACGCCGCTTCGCCTGTTTTGATATAAACCTCGTAAGGTACTGTCTCTGCGTTCTTAATGCTGTAATGTCCTGTGTATTCGAAATCAAAATTTCCTTTGGATTTATCATCTGATTTAATCTTAAATCCGCCCGTTGAGAGTGCATTCATAATTTTGATTGCGATAAATCCGGCGGAATCCCCGGAATTTTCGTCCGAATAGTCGCCAATCCACCAAATATCCTTAAAATCTTCTGCCTTTAAATCTGCCCTTGGTGTTACTTTGTTTCCCGCTACGTCTGCCGCCGCCATAAAACTTTTAGCCTGTGCGGTATCCATTGTAACGGCTGTGCCTGATAATTTTACTTCGATAGATTCGATTTCCTTGAGTTCCATCGTGTTTTTAGGCACATTATCAATGTCTTCCCCGAAATCCGTAAAGGATGGCTCCGCGCTAAAGCTACAACCGCCGCTGGTTGCCATGAGGATGTTAGTTGCTGTTATGGCACCCGTTTCCGGCTCAAAAGCTGATACAATAATACCGGCGTTAATCTGTATTTTTTTGAAAAGGTCAGAAGGTACCTGCGTATACTTCATTTGCTCACCTCATTAAATAGTTATAAATTGCATAGTTATTACTGTGTATCTGCGTACTATCGACGAGTCGGCTTCATCGACCAAAGGGGTCCACGGCTGGTCCTGCGACAGGAAAATAAATCCATCATCGCATTTTACCGTAGTACCTCCTTGCAATCTGTCGCTGATTTCTTTTGCCTTTTTGTTTGGGACTGCCTCAGATTCTGTGTGATACCAGACATTTACGACGCTAGTGGCGGCCGCACCTGTCCACCAATTTGCTATAATCGGTTCGTATGTGATAAAAGGGAAAGCGGTATCTTCCGGCACCCTGTTAGACGGATATGCAGTTATGCCGAAGGATGACCAAAATTGATATAGTGCCGCCGTTGGGGTCATGACGTTAACTCCCACTTCTCCGCCGGGACCTGTGCTATGTCTAAATTAGACGACGCAGGGGTTTCTTTTTCTCCTGAATTTGATGTAACTCTAAAAATTTTTCCGTCTTTTGTTTTTAATACATCATGATAGTCTAGCTTTACTGTTTTAGCTGTAGTAATTGTATATGTTGCTGTTACACCCTCTTTCTCTGCCACCCTGGCAGACATAGAGGTGTCACGGACTATTGCCGCCTGTATTTTAGCGCCCTCGACCCACTCGGTGATAAATCCACCCTCGCCGTCAGAAGTACGCTTTTTATCCATGAGTATGCAATCTTGTAAAAATTCATTGATTAAACTCATGCCATTTTCCTCCATGGGTTCAGGCGTGCCCTAAAGGCATCTTGCCACGTGTAGGTCTCGCCTTTACTGTTTGTTGCCCTGCTGTACGAATATCCGCCAAACGATTCCGACTGATACGCTCCTAAATTGCCGTTTTTCGCCTGCCACTCGCTGATTTCGTCCACCAGTGACAAAAACGGTTTGGGGATAGCCAGCGGAACAACTACGCCGTTAAAAGTCTCCTCCTGTAACGGAGCAGTATTTCCTTTGTGGTACTGATAAACCCCGTCATTAAAGATAGAGCCGCTTACTAAATAGTACTGCCCATCTTGTAGCAGGAGGCGAATCGCGGTAGTAGAATAACGCAGGTCTTTAGTATCTTCTGTCACGCCTACATCAAAATTAAGCGTGTCAAAAATCCAATCTCCGATTGTTATTTCTCCCGTGATTGCCGCCCCTTTGACCGGGAAGAAATTGTGAATGTGATTCATGATTTCATAAAGCACTCAATCATCCCCTTTTATTTTCCGTTCGAACTTACTTCCGAAACGGCACTTGATACTTCTGGGATAGTTTCTGTGGTTCCGACAGTAACTACGCAAACACCGTCAAGGTATTCTGCCCACAGCTTCATGCCCATAATGGCGTATGTTTCGCCTGTGGCGTTTGTATAGTTGCCGCCTGCGTGGAATCCAATCAGATTTGTTTCGCCAGATGTTGTGTAGTCCAGGCCAAGTTTTTTAAAATCACTATCGCCGGGATCAATATAATACAAGTCAATATTTTCTACAGGTGTTGCAATAACAGTTTTTGCCGGGATGTAGGCGTCAGGGAGGAGGAACAGTGTAGAGAAACCAAAGAAGTCTTTGATATACTGCAATCCAAACATTGTCTGCACAGTAATCTCTTTATCACCTAACCAGTCGTAAAAATCCATTACATTTGCAAATCCTACGACTTCGGTTACATTTCTGTTCATGCCTGCGAATTTGTTGAGTACAGCACCTTTTGCGATCGCAAGTGCTTTCTGCCATTTCTTCTGCGTACCTTTTAATGTTCCCGTTTTTAAAAATGTGTAAAAATCTTTTAAAACCTTGTTCTGCAGCTCAACCATAAAGGCATCATCTGTCTTTTCGATTGCGACCGTTGCGCCCCATTTTGCCACAGACTCAAGAGTTAAAGATTTAGCGTATTTTTCTACAACAATATCTTCTTTCTTGCTTTCCACAACTTTAAACTGCGTAAAAGGGATTGCTTCACCCTCACCTACGCTTGCGCCGCCCTGTAAGGCCTCATCTTTCATCTGTGCTTCGTAGGTTACTAAGCTAGTGCCCGGCTCTTTTCTAATAGGTCTAAAGATTCCCAAGATGGTTCTTAATGCATCCCAGTTTTTTTCAAATTGTGTTACAAAATCAATTTCTCTCGCTTTGAGAGCGCTATCTGTATTTAATACAGTACTAGTGGTTATTCCTGGCATTGTCTACTCCTTTCAAAATCCAAAAAGTTCGTGATTTTCCGCAATCGCTTTCTGACGTTCGCCTGCATCTTTAATTTCCATGATTTCTTTCTTGGTCATTTTCCCCGGTTCTCCTCCCGGTGGATTTGATACGTTAGCGCCTTGAGTCGTTTCGGTTGTAATATAATCGGCATACGATTCTTTGATGCCTTTTTCTACCTCTGTTGCGTTCTCAAATTTCCCGTCAGTTCCGATTTTTAAATTATCAATAGTTTCTTTTGACGCTTTTAATGCAAGGCCAATTACTTTACTGGACACGCCGGAATCTTCAAGCATCTTTTTGTATGCGGCTTCTTTCGCATCGTACGATGCCTTCTTGTCCTGCTCGGCTTTGTAGTTCTCAAAACCTGCGTGTTCTTTCTCATACTTGCCTTTCCAGTCGTCCTTTTCATAGTCCTTCAATTTCTTCTGGAGGTCTGGGACTTTCTCTGCGTCCTCTTTGTATTTACTAATCTCGTTCTTGAGACCCGTAACGGTTGCAGAGTGTTCTTCGATAATCGCGGAAACCTGCTCGTCTGTAAGTGTCATGCTTTTTAAAAAAGCTCTTGTTAATGCCATTTGATTACTCCTTTTCTTTGAGGGATTTCTTTCCCTAAATGACTTTATATGTAAATCACAGTACTTCGTGATTACTTACTAAATAATTTTGCAGCTTTAAGGGATTTCGCCCCAAATTTGCCGTCAATTTTTAATTTACATTTCGACTGGAAAATACTAACTGCATCTTCTGTCTTTTCTCCATATTTGCCGTCAGTTTCTAATTTTGAGCCGATAGCCCAGTTTAAAAACTTCTGCAATTTCTCAATTTCTTCCCTTGTGTTTTTTAATACCGTGATGCCGTCTAAAAACGCATAGTAGCCGCGTGGCGGCAATTTAGGAAATTTCCCGGTGTATTTAACCTTTTTTGTTGTTTCTTCCTTCTGCACCGTCGCCGGGAAGTCGTGATACAAAATATTTAAATCAAACTTGCCGCCGTTGCCGGTTGAAGCCTTGGCTGGAAACACGCCAGAGCTAGTATATTGCCACGCCATAAGGTCGGCTACGTTTGTAGGCTTATAAGATTTGTTTGGTGTCGCTTTAAATGCCATGCGGTTATAGCCTTTGTAATAACGTGCAATCCACCAGTTTTTACACTTGACCTTGTTTTTATCAATATGCTCCGAAAAATACGACATCCCGGTGTAAACACCAAATTTATAGCCTCTTGACTCAACGACAGTCTGTGCCGCATTGATAATCTCGGCAATCTTTACTTTGCTTAGCCCTGCCTGCACTTTGTCTTCAATGTCAAACCAAACGCCGTATTTAAAATGCTTCTTACTAATCTTGTCGAGGATGTCGCATACAAGTTCCATGTCTGACTTAGCTTTTGCCACTGTAGTAGCGTATGTGTAGTTATACACGCCCCATGGGATACCTAATTTCTCACACTTTTTATAGTTCTCCTCAAATTTTTTATCTTTGCCTAAATCCTTGCGGATAATCTTAATGATCGCACCATCGCAACCGTATTTCTTTACTTTCTTCCAGTCAATCGTGCCGTTGTATGTAGATACATCAATAATTTTTCTCTGTGTCATTTTCTCACCCTTTCCATCTCAGCACATATAAGATTTTCTGGTTGCTGTTAATAATCCTATGTATCTTTTTGTATGTTCCACCTGCTTTTTTAGTATTTGTACTAGCCTTTCCAGCATCCCACCAGACCATTTTATTGCTCTCGTTTATTCCTGCAAAAATGTTAGTATGTAGGCGGTAAAAGCAAATGTCTCCCGGTTTTAATTTGTTTTTATAATCCCGGGGTAATTTATTTACTTTTATCAATCTATATCGTTTTGATATAGCTGCTTTTGTTCCTGCGCCCTTATAAACAACTGTTCCATTCCTGTTACAATAAAACAGTTGTCCCGGTTTGAGGATACCTAATTGCTGTAAGCAATAGCAAACAAACGACGCGCAGTTGCTTACCTTTTTCTTTTTTGCGCCTGCCCAGCTATTCGCCACGTGCTGAGAGTATTTAAATTTTTTATCAGTAAAATACTCCGCCGTTTCCTTTGCCTTGACGAGCAAAGACAATCTGTCCATTATTCCATCGCTCCTTTTAATTCATCTGCAATGATTGCTGTGTATTCTTTCGCGTAATTTGCCGCCGCCGGTTTTAAATACGGCTGCGCCCTCTGACCGTTTGTGATGTGCCATTGTCCCTTATCGTCCTGATAAGTCCACGGGGTCTTTCTTCCTCCCTTGTAATACACGCCAGTTCCCAGTTCCACATAGGCGGCGTATTCTTCGTTGCTGCCTATTGTTTCCGTGAGATTTTCCAAGTCGGTCCGATGCGTAATGCTGTTTCTTAATGCGCCCGTATCGACCGGGCAAAGGTCTTTTGCGTGCCCTTCTGCGGCGGCTCCTGCCTGTTCTAATGCCCTTGCAAGTGCCATGGTGGTTTTAAGTATTACTTCGTCCACGTGACTCACAACATCAATATCCGCCATTATATTCGCCCCCTTTGCGTTGCTAACCATTCGTAATAGGTCATGTCTTCTACAACTTCGTTTCTGCCTGTTTCCAAATTCTTAACGCGTATCATTCGTGGTTGTGCCAGTTCGGCGGGCAGCGCAGTTCGTTGCGTGCATCGACAGTTATAAACCTCCGCCGGGATTCCGCTTGGGTCTCCCGGATACATAAGACCGTTTGAGTAAGCCATGTTAAACGGTACTTCCTCGCCGTCTAACGCTCTGTGACTATCTCGTGTCCTCAAATCTTTTGTCGCTGTCCAATGCTTAACTACATCAATCCCCATCTGGTAGGCTTCCTCGTATGCCGCCTGCCTGCCTCCATTCTGCGCTCCTGTGAATGCTGTGCGGGCGTTTCTAATCGCGGCAGTATGGTTCATACCTGTAACGTCTCGGAATCGCCCTGCGAGCTTTTTTATGCTGTCGCCCTGTAAAATTCCTTGCAGTAGTGCATTTTGCAATTTCTTCTTGTTCCAGTGCACATCCTTGCTTTTTAGTACCCTGCGCGGTGGAAGAATCTTCTGCTTTTTGACCGTCAGCCGTTTAACTGTGTGTTCATCAACTAGGTTAAAAGCAATATCTCCAATCTCTTTTATCTGTTTATCAGGTACAAGGGATTTAATCATATATGCCTCAAAGTTATGATTAATGGCAATCACAAGAGGGGTCTTCTCATTGATGTATGCCGCGGCAATCTGGTTTGACTCTGTCAGCCGCCGCGCCATGTCTTCACGGAGTGCTTCCCACCTCTGCCCTCTGCCATACTGATTTATTAACCATGCTTCAAACTCTTTTTTGGTATACTTCCCTGCCTGGTATGCCGCATATTCTTTGGCGTACCGGTGGGAAAACTGTTTAAAATAGTTTCTCGCTTTGCCGTTAAGCTCTTTTTCAGCCTGTTTATATACGTCTGCTAACCGCTTTTCTAACTTTTGTAGCTCCTGCTCTGTCCACTTGTCGGATGGATACATGGTTATTCATCCCCTTCTGGATTATCTTCCAGCGTATTTGGTTCAATCGGCTCCGTGTAGCGGTTATATGATTCTTCATCCAGCTTTTCCAAAATGTCTGGTACTTCTTCCGGTGCAACAAACGGTAATTTTTTCAGAATGGTTTCTTCATCCAGATAATTCGCCGCTTCAAGAATCATATCTGTACGCTCTTTCTCGTTACTGATTCTGTTCCGCTTAAATTGCGGTTCGTCATCAATCCCCGCAAGCTCCAGAATTTTCTCAATCGCATCGCCTACAAAGTACTCAAAATCATCTGCATTGTCATCTAACGGCTGATATGCGGCGTCGATATGGTCATTTGTTGCTCCGGCGGCTATGGCGTGTACATCCAACGCACCGAAGTCCTCATAAATCTCCGACCGCATCTGCGTGAGAAACTCTTTTCTGGCCGTATATGGCGGCTCTTGTGTGTATGCCTGTACCTGCCCTTCCTCAGCCTTTGCAATGTGCTGAAATTTAAGCCGGTCCCTAAACTCTGCCAGCTCATCATCTGTCATACCGTCAGCATTGGAAATTAGCCAGTACATCTGCGCACAGTCGTCTAGATCATTGGCAAAACCACTTTGTACCGCATCATAAGCATCAATCTTTGACTGCATTCCCCTCAGGGTGCTTATATGCCTTTTGTTGCCAAACATCGGCACAATAGGGAGACTGCTATAATTTTCTTCTCCGATAATTTCGGGTTCCAAATTGTTTGCAGTCTCAATTCTCTGTCTGTATGCCCGTTTGGGAGCGGTCTCTTTTAATTCTCCAAATTTACTCTCTGCACTGTAGGTTGTGTAGCCATCCACCTCGTACAGCACAACCTTAAACGGTTTCTGCTCGTCCAGTTGCCAGAATCTTATGCCCGCCATCAATGCCCCTGTGTCTTCATCCCACATCGGGGCGAACTGCGTAAGGGGAAATTCGTGCACGTGGTCTACATTCCAGAACAAGAAGGACTGACCATGAATTAATGCATTGTACGCCGCCTCTTTGATTCTTCTGTCAAACTGTTTGCCCAGTTTGTCCTTGACATTCATGTCGTTAAAAAAGACGCCGTTTCCTAGACTGTACGAACATCGCTGCGTATTTAATTTGTGGAAGAAATTAGAGCATATCTGTGCGTTAGACGAAAAATTATCTATCTTTTTCTGACCTAGTAGAGTGTAATAAACACGCTGAAATTGCAAGATAGTCTCATTTTCCTGTGCGTCATACTTGTCCGCCTTTAATGCCTCTTTATATGCTCCTGTACTCTCGTGGAATTTTATAAACTGATTTATAAACTGCCCTTTGTCTTTTGCGGCAATGAAATCTTGATATGATAGATACATTGTTATCACCCTAAAATTGATTTGTATTGTCTTGATTGACTGCGCTTGACGAGCTTTTTTGTTTTTACAAGATACCTGATAGCATCCATTGCGTGGTCTGACTGTTTTATAACTGCATCCCTGCCTTTGTCAGCCGCTGTTGGGTCCCATGCATAGATGCCAAACTCCTCGATCGTGTGCGTACAAGACGGGTCAAACGATAATTTGTCTTGTGTCAACATCGTCTCAACGTCTGCTATCCCATCGTTAACAGTGTTATCCGCCTTTTTGACCTTGTGCCCTCTACTGCGTAGCTCCACGATGAGAGCGGCGGCGGATGGGTCAACAATGACTAAATCATCTTTCTGCCCGTTTAGTGTGTCCTCTAGCCCTTTTACTAGCTCACTGACTGGCTTCATTCGGTTGTTTTCTCTGCCTGAATAGTAGTACTCTTTTATACAGTGCCAGTTGCCGGTATCCACTCTTTTCTGCCAGATTAAAAAGACGGTGGCGTTTTGCATACCAAAGTCGGAGCTAACAATTATCTCTCCGCTGGTCTTTGCTCTGCAGACGTGTCTTACTTCCGAAAACATATCGTACACAAGCCCTTCTGCTACTGCCCAGTTGCCTAGTATGTATCGTTGATACCTGTGTGTCCCGGAGTACTCTTTTATCAGTTCGTCTACTACCGCCGGGGGTAGGCAGCCATCATGTATGTTGTATGCCTGCTGGAATATATCTGCATCGGAATCCAGAAAGCCCTTAAACCAGTGCTTTGGTCCCGCCGGGTTGCAAGTGCCATCAAAATGACTGTGTGACGTCCTGAGACGGGATTTCAACATTTCGAAAACTTCTTGATTCCACGTTGTCACCTCGTCGCCATAAGCATACTCAATCGTTGCTCCCTGTATTCTTGCAACGTGCTTCTTGTTATCGGCACCTAGTGCATATACTTTTTTGCCAAATAGCTGTACTGTGTTGTCACTGCGTATTTCGCCAACTAGCTCCTCACCCCATATTTCTCGCATGGGGTCAAGTATGTTACGTTGTAGCGTGCCTCTGGTGTTACCTAGCATCACAGCAAGCCCTAATCCTTTTAGATGTGTCAGACGTTGAGGAATTACGATTGCGTAGTCTACAAACGATTTCCCAGAGCCTGTCGCCCCAGTCTTTACGTTCCAACGATGGTTACAACCTTGTAGATATTCTGCCTGTTTGCTAGTCAATGACACTATTGACACCCCCAAGGATTTCAATAGCTTTTGCCAGTGCTTTGTCGCTTGCACTCTCTGACTGTGGCTTATCTCGCCATTGTTCCGGCTTTCTGTTCTTTAGCCAAAATATCTGTGCTGTTGTATCCGGCGCAACGTGTTTTTTTGTTACTTTTCGCTCCGTCATTACTCCGCCTTCGTACTTTTCACTCGTCTCCTCGTAGCTGTACCCTAACGCCCGTTGTAACAGGCTTTTTTCCACCTGCCTGTCCACAACATCCTTTCCCTTTTTTAAGGTATCGGCTAAAATTGGAAATTTTTTCTTCCATGTATACAAGGTATCTGGGTTAATACCGATGTTTGCCGCAATCTCTTTGTCTGTGCATCCATCTCGTGCCCATCCCTCTAGTTTGAGCAACCCTTCTTGGGTCAGCCACTCCTGGTATTTACTTATCCCATTTGGGGTCACCTCCTAAATACAACCATAACCCCGTAATGAATTGTTTACGGGGTTATATGAAAGGAAAGAAAATATGAAAAAAATCGTTTACACCAGTTGCATAGCGCAACTAGATACAAGTATAAGGAATTGCACCTTAACAGCCGCCGGGGTAAGACTAATAAAGCGGCCGGTCTCTAAACACTTGCAAATCCCGCAACCCGTATGGGACACAAGGCACCGTGGGATAGGTGTCTTGTGCGCTCTCTTTTACGCGGGTGAGAGCACTTTTTTACCACAAGATAGAGGAGGCTATGTCTCACAAAAAGTTACCAGTACTCGTCCGTACAAGTGTATTGTACGGCATTTTTTAAGCCATGTTAGACAAACATAAAAAAGAGAGGAAGAATTATCCCTCTCTCTAATATCCTGCGTATTTCCCGGCTAAATTGGCGAAAGCACTAAGCCATCTGCGTATAGTCATTTCTGCATATCCAAGCTTATTCGCCGCCCCTGCTATCGTGTATCTATCTTCAAAATATACCAGCTGTATGGCTTTCATTCTGTCCTCACCGTTGTCCATGCTCTCTGTTTGCTTTATCGCCTTGTTGATAGCGTACATCCATAAGGCTGACTGTGCTGTATTTTCTGCGATCAGTTTGTCTGGGTATTTTTTTACCTGTTTTACTGCGTGCCCGTACCAATCGTGTTTAGGATTACTCATTTTCTGTTTCCTCTTTGTGATTTTCTAAAGGCTCATTAAACCTTAAGAAATCTTCTAAATAGCTGCTCTAAGTAGGGCCTAACGTGACAAATTCTTTGTATATTACCGTTATTCTAAGGTTTTCGGCATCTACTGCAACATCCGCTACAATATATATATTTCTCCCTTGTAATCTTTGTATCTTTTTCCTCTCATTTCCGCCTTAAAATATCCGGCTTTATTTTGAGCTTTTATTTCTTTAACAGTTAACATCTTATGCCTCCTCCAATTCTCCAAAAATTTTTTCGTAAGCTCCTACATCATACTTTAGTAAAAATTGTTGCACTTCGTTTTCTTCTAGTACCCTGCCTTCTTCGTCTCCATCCATCCATTTCGCCACGCCCAACCATCTGCCTTTTTTACTTCTGTATATTTCGGTGTTTACCGAGATTCTAAAAGGTCTTCCAACTTCCATTTCGACCTTGTCGGAAACCAATTCCATCCTGTCTGTGTCATATTTTAATTTGTTTTCTGCGTCTACAAATATCATTTTTCTCCCCTCCTAAATATGCTCATGCGCCGTTTTGTCTTTGCAATGTTCGTGATTTCGTGTATCTATCCTACCACCTCACTTATTAAGTGTGTAAAATACAAATCCTGTATAAATTATCGCTACTATGATTACTATTGCTTCTGTTATGCTCATTTCTTACCCTGTTCCCCCTTAATAATTTCTTCCGCAATAAGAGAGTCCTCAATGAGTTCTCCTGCATCTTCAAATTCACTCGCGCACTGAGCGCACAGCCAAGCATTTTGCGGCGCATTATCTAATGCTTTTTCTATAGCTTCTTTTTGTGAGGACGCTTCAACCTCACAAAGAAATTTTGAGAACACATAGTTCCCATATACTTTATATTTCATTCTTACCACCTTCTTCACTTTACAAATAAATTTGTTATTTCCTCCTGTTTAAAAATATGTGATCGTATCCGCGGCGTTGTTTGCCATCAACTCGACTCGTTTCAAATATCTTAATTGATTCTGGATGTATGTATCGGAATCTTTGCCTCCCATTGACCTCCAGTCAGATATTCGCTTATCTACATCCTGAAGAACATTAATCGGAATCATATCAAGATTGATATCTTCAAGGCTAAGCTGTTTCATATAGTTTTATCACTCCTTTATATATGTTCATGTGGTTCGACCGGTTCCCAGTGTTTTTCAGCTTCCTGCTCAATCAATCGGTTATACCGCTCTACAAATTCATTCTCGCTTATTTCGCCCTGCATGAATTTTTCCGATATGCTCACGTAGGTGTTTATTGGTATCCTTTTCAGTCGGTTACACCGCTTCGTAAACTCCTCATCACTTATTTTATCTTTTATGTATTGCTGTGATAAACCCATATATGTATCCGGTTCGATTGTATTATCGCTCATCTATGCCTCCGATCGTGTATCAATTTCGCTCCAATCAAATTTACAACCACATTCGACGCAATATTTATCTCTGCTTTCTGCATCTGACACCACCTGTGTTCCGCACAGAGGGCATTCCCAATTAATACCAACAATTAATACATCTAAGATAATCGGTTTTTTGGAGATCTGCTTTTCCAATGCTTTGAGCGCCATCAATATGGCTTTATCATGTTTTCTTGCCGTAATGGCACTTTTTGGTGGGTCTGTGTGTATATCCTTTTCTAAAATCCCAATCGCCTCTTCTAATGTCATTATTCATTCCTCCTTATTCTTCCGCACACTTTCGTCCACTCCCTTGCAAATCTCTTTTCCGCCAAGTCGCTTGGGAAAAACTTTGTTTTTTTGTTTTTGTTTCCTCTGTTTCTCAACTCCCTTTCTACGGCTTCAATTTTCCCTTTTGATTTGGGTGTTTTGCGTAGTTCGCTCATTGCTTCCCTTAACTCTTGCTCTGTGCATTCCACCAAAAATGTGGCTCGGTCAAGGCTTGGTATTTCATATAGTTTTTTCGCTACTTTGTTTTGTATTTTATCAAAGTCTTCATCTTTTAGCCCGTATGGCATTTTTATCCCTCTTTTCTTAGTTGCTCTAAATCGTTATAGTCAATCATTCGCTCATACAAAACTGTTTCCCCACTATCCATTTTCACTTCAATAGCTAACGGTTTCCCTTTTAATTCTCCGTCAACAGTAATAAACGCGGCGCCGACAATAGCAACGGGTTTTTGTGCTGCTTTCCATTCCACTTTTTCTTCTACCGTCATTTTCTTTCCTTTCCCCTCCGGAATAAATCCGGAGGAATCAATGGCATATAGCTCCTCATGGAACCGTTAACGTGTTACTGTAATGTGTATCTATCCTTAACCCCGGAGGGTGTCCAGCTTTAATATCTTACCCAGTCAAACGGCAATTTATTTACTAGCAGGCAAGCCGCGCCCTCCTTTCCTACCGCAAAAAGGCAATTTCGGCAATATTTATGCTCGTTGCAGTACTTCTTGAGTATTTTCGCCGCTTTTCTTGCTTCTGAGTCTCCTGTTTTTTTCATTACGCCACCTCCCTGATCGTGATGCCATACCGTTCAAGCATCAGCTTTCTCTTGATGATGTATTCCGGATTTTTTCTTGTGCGCGGGGATTTTACATCCTCAACAACAATTTTTCCCTTCTTGTCTGTGTAGCGGAAATCTGCTGTATATGATACGGGGCGTTCTGTAGTGCCATCCTCTCGTTTCTGGCTGCCTATAAGGATGTATCTAGCCTGTCGCTCTAATCCTGTAATTTCCCCTGCTTCTTGCATCGCCGCCAGCTCTAAATAGCGATGCATTTCTCTTTTGCTGTCAAACTTTCCGGCTGTCGTAAAAATCTTTTTATTTCTAAATTTGTTCACAGGTAATTCCTCCCGAATGTTTTGATAAATTCTTCTCTCGTTCCGTTGTTCTCCTCCCAGTACTTCTGCGCCAGCTCCTTGAGGTACCTGTCTAGCGGTCCGTTGGGATTACGATGTACCGCCTCACCACCGTTGGTATGGTGATTCAGGCACAAATAAACTGTAAAACCATACTTTTCGGCTTGTTTTCTGTTGCTACTGCCATATAGGACATGATGTCTGTGCAGATTTCTAGTCGTTTTGCAGAAGAAGCACTCTTTTTTTGTTTGTAGTACGCTATTCATTTCTCTTCTTCCTTTCTTGGTTTCCATTTTCCTAGCATTTGTTCCAGTTCTCTTGGTGTTAGCGTTTCAATTCCTAAATCTTCCGCTTCCTGTATCGTGCCTTTGATTAGTTCGCTCATTTCCCGGCTGTCGTAGGTGTGTGAACCTCGCATGAGCCTGTAAAACACTACCTCTTTGCCTTTTTCTAGTCGCCGTCCTATCGCGACTGTGTGAACGTCCTCTTTTTTGTACATGATGTTGGTTGGAACATTGGTTTTTAAAACTGCTATGTCCCCTTTTATCAGCTCCGGCTGTCCGTATCTGCCTATCATCAAATTCTTGGCTTCTGCCTTGCTCGTTCCGACTTTTTCCGCTATTTTGGTGACTAGGACGTGGAAATAAGCGTTTGCCGACAAGCTCCTTTTCTTGCGGAACGGTTTAATTATTACGGACAGCTTTTCCAGCTTTTTCAGTTCATCCACGCCCTTTATAAACCGCTCCGCCTCGTTAATTTCCAGGGTAACTGTTATCTTTTTGCTAAAATAATCCACTGCTAAGTTTTTTATTTTTCCAGTTAAATCCGTGCTATTTTAGTCCTAATTCCTTCATGGCTTCGGCATATTGTTGTTGTGTCGTCTGATACAATGATTTTAAGCCTCTTTGACTTGCCCATTCTTTAATTTGGGCTTCCGTCATTCCCTTTTTTTGCATCAAATCATAGAGCCGTTTTGCTTCTTTCTCTGTGATAACCTCGTTGCGTTTGTATTCGTCTGTATCCGCGTCTTTCGAGTCGTCCAGAAGAAACAAACTATTTAAGGCGTATTTTCTCGCATAGCTCGATGCTGAGCCGGTAACTTGTGCTGCATCCATCTTTTTTTTGCTTTCTTCTTCTCTGGCGTATGCTGTAGTACAAAAACTGCCATCGCTTTCTATGTTTTTTAAAACTGCTGTCGCCTTTATGTAAAATCGGTTACCCAGCATAATAACTTCGTCGTTTACGGTTAATATTAAACCTTCCCTGTCCAATAAAGGCTTTACTGCCTCGTAGATGTCCTCTAAGCTCCTGTAACTATAGTCGCCATACTCGCTGTATTTACTCTTGGGCACCTTTAATTCTGCCTGAATTCTTTGCAACTTTTTGTGAATATCTCCCATCTTTCTTACCTCACAATCACGCTCTTAGATGTCTCAATATGTGCCCCTGTGACCTCTTTCCCGGCTTTAATCGCCTTTTTAATCGCTGTCTTGTCCGCCTGCGGCTCTGGAATCCTGATGTATTCCCCTGCCAGGCTGCCTAAGTCGTCAATGGTTACGGACTCGCTGCTCTTGTAGAATACACTTACTCTTGCCGTTTTAAGTTTTTCTCCGTCAAGAGCATGGGACAGATAGTCCTTACACCTCTGTGCGGCGTTCTCGCAACTTCTGCGGCGTTTCGCAAGCTTTTCTTCCTCCTCTTTGATTGCCTTTGCTTCTGCGGCATAATTTTTCACCGCCAGTGCGATTCCCTCCACCTTTTTGTCTCTCTCGATGTTGAGAGCCTCAAGTTTTTCAAGGTCAATAATTTCTCCTGTCTCCTCGTCTACGCAATCCATAATTGCACTGTCAATCTCGTACAACGTCATTCTTATTCCTCCCATATCACAAGCTGGTATTCGTCCGAGTCTATCCACTCTACTTCTCCGTCGCAAGTTGTAACGATATACCATATGCCTTGTTGTTCTATTTTTATCACGTCGTAAATTGTATCTTTGTGAGCGTTAAGATTTTCTTTCAAAAAAGGGGTTACGTTCATTCTTCTCCCTCCTCATATCCTTGCTCATACTCACCGTAACTCACTGCGCCGCGTTTGATTGCTTTGTGTGCTGTTCTGCACTCATATTCCGCCTCAAGGCGCTGTGTTTCTAAATATTCTCTAGCCGGGTCAAATCCTCGTTCCATTTCCTGTCCCCCATGCCTCTTTAATAGCCTTGCTCAGTTCGTTGTAGCCTCTGGCGTACGCCTCTATCTTTTTCATATCGTTGCTTCTTTCAACGCCCAGCCTAAACAGCTCAAGCAGTCCCTGCGCTACCTCTTTGTCTTTGATATCGACCCTGACTTCCGCCGGAATCACTACTTTCCCTGTCACTTCGTTGTCGTATTTCTTCACCTGAAATCCGGTTGCATTAATCATCGTATCCATAGCTTAGCCTCTCTTTCTTTCCTGCTATCCAATCCCCCAACGCTCCACTACATTGTTCCGTGGCATAATTTTTATTATCCTGTTCTAACCGCCCAACTATTTCTCCCAGTGTGGGTAGTTCTGGTACTGTTTCTTTTCGCTCTATCGCTCCCGCCGCTTTTATCATTTCTTGGAGCTTCGGTGGGTACTTGTCTATCTCCTTTTGCGCTTCTAACGCCGCTCTGTAGCTTCTGAGGAAGTTTGACTGTATGACCGTCTGAAAGTCCGCTGAATCTACTACCGCCCAGTCATGGAGCGTCTGTGGCGTTCCTACTGCCTTTTGCAACGTAGGGGGCAGTTTGTCAAACTCCTCTCTGTAACCGTAAATTCCATTACTGCACGCTTTTGCCACTGTTGCCCATGCTTCCTGCTCACTCAGGTAGCTGCTTTCTGCTTTGAGCTTGCTGGCACACTCCAAAATATCTGCTGGTGTTGGTGGAAACTTGCCAGTTGTCATGTACATCTGTGCTGCCACGCTTATTGCCTGGTAGTCGTTGTTCTTGCCTACCAAGCGGTACCACATGTCCAACGCCTGCTCGTTGGGGACAAATCCCGGAGCCGTGTAGACGGTCTTTAGTGCAGCTACGATTTTAGAAAACTCCGAAATCGTCATACATTCCGCCTCCCTCCTGTTCTTTCTGTGCTGCCCAGTGCTGTATATCTCCGTACAGTCGGTCGTTAATGTTCTTCGTGCTGTCATTAGCTGTTTTCAGCTCAAAGAATCCTAACCACTCCTTGTCCAATGACTGGTCTATGATTTTTTTCATCGTTTCCAAATCTCCGCCGGACAACTCGTGCAATTTTTTGAGCAAAGCTTTCAGGGCTCTGTCTGTTCTTACTGGCTTTCTGATTTTCTTACGCATAGCAAGGAATTCCAAAAACTTACAGTTAAGTTCTTCATCCTCGAAATACTGTTCCGGCTCTTTCTTCGCACGCACACTCTCTTTTATTCCTTTAGTACTTGATTCCTTAAGTATTTTATTATTTAAGTATTTTATTCCTTTAGTATTTAATTGCGTTGGATTTTCCTGTATAGGTTTTTCCTGTGTTGGCTTTTCCAATATAGGCTTTTCCTCTTTAGGTTCTTCCAATACAGGTTTTTCCTGTGTTGGTTTTTCGTAAATGTCGTAAACTGTACCGCTCACCTGTCCTTTCTCGTTTCTCTCACGAGTCACTTTCAAGTATCCGAACAATTTTAATTCTTCTAGTGCGGCTCTCACGCCGTCTACGCCGTCTTTATTCAAATTTGCCAGTCCCTTAACTGTAAAGTCCCAGTCTTCCGGTAAACTAAGCATAAGACTCAGCAAGCCTTTTGCCTTTAAAGACATATCCTTTTCTCTGAAATGATAATTCGACATAACGGTGTAGTCTGTCGTTTTATTTATTCTCATTACTGCCATGTCTACCTCCTATCTTGACAAATCGCCAAGTCTTTTGTAAAATCTAGTTATGTTTTATTTAGCAAGAGCTTAATGGTAGGGCTCTTCCTTTTTTACCTCGTGTTCTACGCCGTCTTTATCAGTGTAAAACACTTTGTCATACTCTACGCCCTGTTCTTTTCCCAAGAGGGTGTAGAGTAGTCTGGCAACATACTCAGGTCTTGGAGGTTCATTCATTTTTTATTCACCCCCTAACTCCTTTTCAGGTATCACAACTATTTTCACGCCCAGCTCCTTAGTGATGCGTTTCAAAGTTTCCGCATTAGGAAATCGTCTGCCCGTTTCGTATTTTCTGATTGTAACTTCAGCTAATCCACATCTTTCAGCCAGTTCTTTCTGGGTGATTCCACGTGCTTTTCTTGCTATTGCAAGCATCCCCCTTATATCTCCTACTTCCATCTTTACACCTCGAATCTCTGTTGACGGTTATATTCGTCAATTCTTAACTTTGTGTTTGTTTTCGGTTCCCAGTTGTCTACATAGTCAATAGCTTCCTCATATCGTTTGCGAGGGATATTGTTCCGGCTGTTAACTTTAAATCTGTCTTGCAAATCCCTGTTGCACTCTGCAAATACAACTTTACTGATGTATGCATATGCTTCTGTGTCCTTGCCGCCTAATGCGTTCAGAACTGCCTTATTGACGTGCTGTCGCAGTGTTTGCTGTTGACCGTAGTCAATTACCATGTTGCTCTCAAGGTTCTTAATACGGTCTTCGTGGTCGTCTATCATGCCCAACTGAATACGCATCATTTCTTGAGGGGATAGCTGTTTCTGGTAGCTCCCTGTCTTTCTGATGGATGGAAGAACTTCTCCGGCTACCCAGTCAGTAAAACGTTCTGCACTTTCTTTGCGGCTTTGGAAGATTACTTTGTAAAGATTAAGTTCGTTCACAAAGTTTGCATTTTGTCTCCTGCCTACGCTGTCGATGACCATACCAGTAGTAACCCCATCGGGTTTTAATCTTGATTTGACTCTGCTAGGTTGTTCAAGGTCCAATGCGTGGCAAACATCCGCTAAGCAGAAGTACGGTTCGTCATTAATTATCTGAGTCCGAATTGAACCGAACTCATTGTTTTCGAAGATTTGAATATTTTTCATCTAGTCACCATCCTTTCTTATTATGATAAATCACTTTCTTATCATGATAGTTTTAGGATAAAAAAATATCTATTTTTTCCTTTCCTGTCATTTCAAGAAAATCACCTAAATTATTAGCCTCTTCAATGTCGAATATTGTCGCGCCGCGCATTTTTTTTGTAAATGTCTGTGGGCTAACATGAATTGCGGCAGCACATCCTTTATAAGTCTGCCCTTTTTCCGCAATCATTCCTCTTAACTTGGAAAGATTCATCTTGCGCCTCCTTTCGGTTTTCGGTGCTTTGTTTTTCCTTACATGATAGATTATATATCATATTATGAAAGTTGTCAAGCGTATTGTGAAAGTTTTTTTTATTTTTGTATTGATTTTCTTTCATAATATGATAGTATATATACGAAAGGAGGTGAATTAAGAAATGAGCGATTTTACAACAAAGGTTGGAAATAACATTAGGTTTTACAGGGAAAAGAAAAGAATGACGCTCAGGGAACTTGGTGGGAAAATAGGAATAACCGAGGCTACTGTGCAGAAGTATGAAGCTGGAAGTATCAAGCGTGTAGATGCCGAAATGATTAAAAAAATTGCTGACGCTTTAAGCATTGCCCCAGCAACGCTTACGGGTTGGGACGAGGAAGACAAGGACGAAACTGAAAACTCTGCCATTTTGAAAGCAACGCAAGAAGCCAACCTTTTGAAAAGATACGGTCAACTTAATGAGTAAAACAAGTTGACCGTCAGCAAATTAATAGATTTTTTAGCTTCGACTCAGGAGTAAAACAGTACTTTGACGTAAACTAAAATCTTTATTAATTTTAATTTAGGGAGAGGTTCTAAGAGAGTAAAAATTTCTTTTAGAATCTCTTCTTTTTTTCTTTCTTC